GTTGTTTGAAATTCCAAGTCTGGATTAAACAACATAAAAATTTGTTCTAATATTTGCAGTTTTTGATCTGTACTGGTACTCCAAACATCGATATTTATAGCCAACGTGTAAGGTGTAGGATGCAATCTTTCTACTGTGTATCCTTTTGCTTGTTGAGCAAGATAACTGTTAGTGTCTGAATCAAACTCTTTTTCACGTAAATTTACTTTGCTGACAAAACTACTATCACTAAGTCTTGCTCTATCCATTTGTAAACTTGTAATGTAAACACCAATACGAGGAGCACTTGGCAATTTGTTTTCTGAGTTTTCTCTTATAATGCTGCCAACTTGTCTTGTAATATCACCGTACATACAAGGCACACGTCTAAGATCACCGTCGCCATCTTGATAACTAAAGTTGCTGAATACTCTAATAATTTGCGTTAGATATCTGCGTATTTGTCCGTCATAAAAAAACTGCATTAGTTACTTGCCTTTGCTCTTAGTGCTTTGCTTAGTGCTTGTCTTTCAACAACTTCTTCGCCACCGATTGTATTTACAGTAGTGTTATTGATAAATGTTCCTTTTAGAGTATCTCTAGTATCATCGTTTGTCATAGTTGTTCTTACAGCATCTTCTATTTTCTTCCAGCCGTTGCCATCATATCTAAACAGTCTGTTTGGTAATAGGTCCGTTCTTAAAAAATAAGTACCAGTATCGGCACCTGCAGGAAATCCAGTACCTTGGCCAAACGGCGCACCATTAGGAGGTATACCATCGCCTACTAGATAACCTTGATATCCGTTACCGTCAGGTGTAACAAAAACTGTGTCACTTGTAATAGTGCCATCGACTAATAGGTCTTGATAATCGGTACTTACAATTGCAACTTCTCCATTTTCTTTTACACTCAATGTATAAAATTGGATTGTGCTATACCCGCTTTGATTTGCATATTCTTCTGCTTGAGCAATAACAGCGTCATTGATTTGCATTTCTTTTTCATATGTACTTAGAACATCACGGAGTGTGTTACCTGCTTCGTCGCCTGCATCTAGATCAAGAATATCTTTGTATTCTTGCGAATCCATAATTTGTTTTACACGCACTCTATATAGATGAGGATACCAAGTTTGGCTAAATCCTTCTGCTGCTCTAGTTACTTCATCTACAACATAAAAACGTTTTAGCACTACACTAAAATCATTTGCTGCATATTCATCTACCAAATGAGGCAATTCAAAAACATCGCCTGGCATAATTTTTCTACCTAATGTTTTAACACTTGCATTTATATGCATTGTCATAAACAGTGTGTCATTTTGTAAAAATAAACCAAATTGGCTTAAATCAAAATCTTGGTCTTGTACATTGTAATGTGCTCGCACTGTATAAATGTCTTCGTCATATTTTCTATCACGATTTTCTAAAAATAGCAAGTCTTGTATATTTGTTTCTTGAACAACATCATATGCTGGTTGTTCTGGTGTAGCATCATCAGGACTAACTGATTTAGGACCTAGATACTTGTGTATAAGTAAATCTGTGCCGCCTACAGTAAATTGTTCATAGACAATTTTGTCTAAGAATTCGTAATCATGTGACCTCTCCGGTCTATATAAACTCAAACGTGGCATATGTATATTTAGCATAAATACTATTGGAGAACATCATGGCAGACAGTAACCTAACAACACAAAAACAACAAGTATTTGATTATGTAAATGCATTCCTTGGCGGAGGAATGGTTGATGTAGAACTTGATCCTATTCATTATGAAACAGCATTGACAAAAGCATTGACAAAATATAGACAACGAAGTGAAAACAGCGTTGAAGAAAGTTATGTTACAATAAAATTTAATCAAGATCAAAACGTATATGAATTACCTCAAGAAATTATTGAAGTAAGAAAAATTTACAGACGCAGCGTTGGCAGTAGATTAGGTGGCAGTGCTGACGGCGGAAGTTTGTTTGAACCATTTAACCTAGCATACACAAACACATATTTGTTAGCAGGTTCGGGTATTGGCGGCCTAGCCACATATGATTTCTTTGCTCAACAACAAGAATTAGTTGGACGTATGTTTGGTAGTTTTATTGAATTTAAATGGAATCCAACAACTAGCAAACTAACTATTTTACAACGTCCAAGAGCAGAAGAAGAAGCATTGTTGTATTGCTATAACTATCGTCCTGACATGCAATTATTGTCAGACTATAAAGCAAGTCAATGGATTAAAGATTATACACTAGCAAGTTGTAAATACATGCTAGGTGAGGCACGTAGTAAATTTGCTACTATTGCCGGACCTGGGGGCGGAACATCGTTAAATGGCGATGCACTTAAAGCAGAAGCACAGCAAGAAATGGAAAAACTAGAAAATGATCTAGCAATGGCTGTTGCAGGCGGCACAGGTTACGGATTCTTGATTGGATAATATAAAAAAAGTAATTACAGGAGGATGTAGTTTTACAGCAGGATCTGAATTATCAGATTGGGATGCTTCACGACCTACAATAGGAATTTTACGACCACGTAGTAATTTTACATGGGCTAATTGGGTACAGAAAAAATTGTATAAAAATGCTACTGTAGATAATACTGCAATACCTGGCACAGATTATGGAAGTTGTGTTAGACGAGTAATTTATCAAACAAACAAAATGTTAAAATCATACAAAGCAGAAGATATAGTTGTTTTGATAATGTGGACAAGTATTTTACGTAGAGAGTATCCTAGAATAAAAGATATTTCATTAGGACAAGATCATGAAGATAGATTTTGGAGTTCTCTGCCGTCAGACGGCGAAAGTTTACCGAGTAGTTTTGCATTTAACATGTCACGTAAGGCAGGTTTAGAACGTAGGCAACTTATATCAGATGAATACCTATCTCGTACACTAATTGAGTTTTATACACGCCGTGCAACTGCTGATAACCATATATATTATCCTTTACAACAATTAGAATATCTAACAAACTACTTGAAATTGCACAATGTTAAATTTTATTACACTTGTGCTTTTAATGATTTACTAAGTCTAAAACACCATTATCCTAATATTTTCTTTGAAGATATGAAACAAAGATTAGATTTATACAACATATTACATACAGAAGAAAATTTAGGATTTTATGATTGGGCAAAGAAAAACAATTATAAATGCGGCAAAGGATCAGATCATCCTTTAGAAGCAGCACACGAAAAATGGGCAGATTTATTTTCTAAATATATTATTGACAAAAACAAGACAATATAGTATATTAAATTATGCGTAAAAAATTATTGGTAATTGGTCACGGACGTCACGGCAAAGATACCGTGTGTGAAATTTTAAGAGACAAATATGGTTATAGTTTTGAAAGCAGCAGTGCTTTTTGTAGTAAACTTTTTATCTATGACTTGTTAAAGAAAAAATATAACTATGACAGTGAAGAAGAGTGTTATTCTGATAGACACAATCATAGAACCGAATGGTACAATGCTATTAGTGATATGAATGCAAAAGATGCTGCAACATTAGGTAGAGCTATTTTTTCAGAACACGACATTTATTGCGGACTAAGAAACAAGCGTGAATATTTTGCAATGCGTAATACCAATGTTTTTGATTATGCTATTTGGGTTGACCGTAGTGACTATTTGCCTAAAGAATCTACAGACAGTATGACACTAGAACCGTGGATGGCTGACTTTTATATTGACAACAATGGAACTCTTGCTGACTTGGAGTTTTGGGTAGACGAACTGTACAAAGGCCAGTTATATACGTAGATAACCCCTCAAAACCGCTATTTTACCCTAGATCTGCTAAATAATACTATAATAACATTGTTTAGGAGAACAAAAAAATGGCATTAGTATCACCAGGTGTAGATGTCCAGGTAATTGACGAGAGTTTCTATACTCCGGCTGAACCAGGTACAGTACCTATTATATTTGTCGCTACTGGCGAAAATAAACTAAATGGTGCAGGAACAGGAATTGCTCCAGGTACCACAAAAGCAAATGCCGGAAGACCATACCTACTTACTTCTCAGCGTGAACTAGTAGATACATTTGGTGATCCGACATTCTATGTAGATAATAATAACAATCCAATCCATGGCGGAGAGCAAAACGAATACGGCTTGCAAGCAGCATATTCGTATTTGGGTGTAAGCAACAGAGCATATGTAGTACGTGCAGACATTGACTTAAATGCAATAAATGCAAGTGCAACTGCTACAACTGCTAATCCTGCAGATGGAACATATTGGTTAGATACTGCGAATAGCAGATACGGAATTTTTGAATGGGACGGTAGTGCTGTCTCTTTAACAAATACTACAGGACAAAGTTTTACAAATAAAACACCTATAGTAATAACAGATTCAACAAAAGTTGTTGGCAGCGGCGATTATACGCCAAAAGGAAGTGTTGGTGCTGTAGGTGATTACGCTCTAGTAGTTCTTACAACAGTTCCTACATTGTATTATAAATCACCAGGCAATGGCTTGATTGCAGCAGGCACATGGGTAACAGTAGGTAGTGCAAACTGGAAAGCAAGTTGGGCAAGTGTAACTGGTACAGCAGATGTTAGCGGTACTCCATTTACACCAGGTGATACTCTTACAGTAAACGAAACTGACGGTACAACACTAATTGCAACTTTCCCACTAACTGCTAATACAGCAGCACAATTTGCAGTTGATTTTAACACAGCATTAGCAGGTACAGGTATACGTTGTAATGTAGAAAACAACAGAGTTGTATTTTACAATGA